CGCCGTGCCCGGCGCGGCATCGGCCCAGGCCCGGGCCATGTCGCGCGCGGCCTCGGCCGCGTCGCGGGCTGCCTCGGCAACGGTCGCTGCGGCCAGCAACTCCTCGGGTGAGGGCGGGGCCTCGCTGGAGGTCAGGGGCACGAGCACGGCGCGCGAAAGGCGCTCGTCCAGGGATTGGCAGATCATGGTCAGCTTATCGAGGGCGGCCTCGTGCGTCGCTGCCGGAAACGGGTCGTTTTCCTGATAGTCCACCTTTTGCGTGATCGGCGGGTCCAGCTTGATCGCCAGCACCTCCGCGTCGCCAGCGCCGGGGGAACTTTCTCCGGCCGGTGCGGTGGTCAGGGTGCAGGTCCCGCCTGTCGCTTCGCCCACGCCGGTCAGGGTGTAGTGTGTGGTCAACGCCAGCACACTTTCCGCGCCGTCGGCCGCGCGCAGCGTCACCACCAGATCAGCCGCCGCATCGAACGGCGGCGTGGCAAAGACCGTGCTGGCCCCGTCGCCGTTGTAGCGCAGGATGTTGAGGGTGCTTTCCTTGGTCATCGGTAGCCTCCACCGCGTTTGATGGTTTTCGAGGGCGGCAGGATGAACGTCTGGTTGCTCTCGCTCTTCATGCGCCGTTCCCTGCGCCGCAGCGTTCCGGGGCTGGCCATCTCCTGAAGGTGGTACAGGATGCCGTAGTCCAGCGCCGCCCGCGTCCACCAGAGGTTGATGAACGGGGCGTTGTTCATGGCGAAGTAGAGCGCATCGCCCGCACGGGTTTCTCCGCGCAGCGCACCGCTGCCCATCTGGATGAGTTCGCCCAGAGCACCAGCCGCAGGACCGGCGGCGGTGGATATGGGCCCGCCGCCGAAGCGATTGTACTTCGCCAGCAGGAAATCACCGTAGATGCCCGCGCCACCGCTTTGCACGGCCGCAGCAAACCACGTTTCCAGCTTGTCCGGATCGGGCGGCGTGCGCCCCTTGGCCGCCGCCTTTGCCGCCGCCGCCGCGTACCCCAGCACCAGCGACCCGGCCACGAAATGCGTGATGCCCGGCAGGTCCATGCCGCGCCCCGGAGCCTGAAACCGCCGTCCGCCGATGATCCGCTGGGTGTAGGCAACCGGGAAGGATTTGAACTGCGTCACGAACCGCAGCAGTTCGCCCTTGATCGTGCCGGGCCGCGTGCCCTGCACCATGAGGCGGCGCGTGCGCGCATCCGGCTCCAGCACGGCGTATTGCGTCTCATCCGACACGAAGGCCCTGACCTTGCTTTCCAGGCGCTCTGCGGCCTTCCTGCGCAGGAATTTGGCCTGCTCTGCGTTCTTGGCCGTGGTGGTCACGAGGCTGTCCATGATCTCGCCCGGCACCGTGCGCGCCGCATCGGGCAGCAGGTACCGGTGGCCATCCGCCGCCCTGCGCGTCATGTGCCGCATGACTTCCCATTCGGTGGCGGTGATGCCGTGGTACCCCAGCACGGCGCGCTCCCGCTCCGGCAGCCCGGCAAAGTCGAACTCCACCCGCCGCGCGTAGTGGTTGGAAAGCATGCGCGCGTATCCGGCCTTGAGGCGTTCGGTCCACGGAGTCAGTCCCGAGTACTTGAAAAACCAGTTCTGGATCTGCGCGGCCTTGCCCGTAAGCGAGTCCTGCGCGTTCCAGCGCTGCGCGATGTCGCCCAGCATGCCGTCGTAGAGCATGCCCAGCGAGTGCGCCACGTCCGTCTTGGCGGTGTTGCCGTAGCCGGTGAGCAGCGCGTCGAACGACTGCGCGTAGCTGCCGAACAGGTTCATGCCGTTGACGCGGGCGTTCATGCCCACGGTGAGCAGGTCGGAGATGGCCGAAAGCGCGGCCCCGCCCAGTTTCGCAAGGCTCTGCTGCATGCGCACCATCGAGGAGATGCGCGCGGCCGTCACATTCTCGGCCACAAGCGTTTCGCCCAGCACCTCGGCCAGGTCCTGCCCCAGCACCCCGCCGCGCTGCGAGATGTCCCCGGACAGCCGGTCGAGCGCCTTGGCCTTTGCCGCGGCGTCCATGTTCGGGTTCACGCGGATGCGCCGCTTGGCGTTCTCCACCAGTGAGATAAGCATGGACTCCGGGTTCGGCCCCAGCGTCTCCATGAGGGCCAGCCTGCGCGCCGCATGCTCCATGTGGTGCGTCACGCCGGTGAAAACGTTCCCGTTCCCGAACCGGTCATGGTACTTGATCCATGCGTCCGCGTCCTTGAAGTGCAGCACGCGGTGCTTGCCCATGGACCGGGCCAGATTGCGCGGGCCCAGCCGCCGCCCGCGTTCCCCGGCGCTCACGGCGCGGTTGCGCCCGGTGATGATGTTGTCGTGGATCTCTTCGAGCAGTTCCTGCACGCCCTCCTCGCCCATGTCGCCGAAGCTGCGGTCCATGTCGAGCAGCGGCAGGATCGTGTCGCGCCACGCCTCGAACCCGGCCTTGCGGATTTTCCCTGCGTCGTGGCTCTGCGGCACCCAGCCGGGCAGCTTGCCGATCATGGCCCCGGCCTCGTTCAGACGCACTCGCGCCCCCTCCGCGTACCGGGCAAAGATGTCCGCCACGGCCCGCGCCTGTTCGTCGCCGCTCACGCCCGGCCTGCCGCCCTCGTGCACCTCGTGCATCTCGCGCACCACGTCGTCGAGAAATCGCTTGTCCCTGCGCAGCCGTTTCGCCACGCCGGGCAGCGCATCCAGTTCATGGGCCATGCCGCCCACCCACTCGCCCAACAGCGCCTGATGCTGCGCATCCACGGACAGCCGCGCGCCCTCCACGCGTTTGTGGCTGCCCACGAGCACGGAGCGCAGCGCCTCGCGCGTGTCGCCCGTCGCCCGCTCGAACGTCCCGATCCGCGCGTCCAGCTCCGTGCGCCGGATCACGTTCAGGGCCGCGTGCTGTTTATGCTGCACCACGGCCTTTTCCATGTCCCCGGCCTTGCGGTTGATGGCCTCGGCCAACTCCTTCTGCGCGTTGAAGTCGCGCCCTTCGGCCCTGGCCTTCTTCTTGAGCCGGTCGTGCTCGCGCACGACCTCCTCCACGATCTCGCGCACGTCCTCCCGGCTCACGCCGGTTGCCTGCGCAGTCAGCGCCACGCACTTTTCATCCAGCAGCAGCGTCATTTCCCCCCTCCCTTGAACAGGCATTCCAGCGCGGTGAGCGCGGCCTCGCCCCACTTTCCGGCGCGTTCGGCCACGTCGTCGGCCTCGCGCAGTTCCAGCACGTCGCGCTCCGCGAGTTCTCCCCGGTCGAGCATGCCGCGCACGGCATCGAGTTCCGGCGTGTCCTGCGGTTGCGCATCTTCCGCCACCGCCGGTTTCGCCTCCACGGCCTCGCGCGGCGGCGGGTCCTGCCGTTCCACGCCCCAGTTGACACGCTCACGCGCTGACGTATAATTGGGGTCAGTCGATGCATCACGACTCCGGGAAGATCCGACTATAAGGTCCCCGGCAGTATCTTCGTCACCGAACAGAACGGGGGCGGGGGACTCGTGAGCGTCGACTTTTTTTCTTGTGCCCCACGTCTTTTTTGAAAGCGGCGTCTTCTCCGACTTCTTGGCCACGTACATCGTGACCAGATGCGGCCTGCCGTCCCCTTCCGTGAACGTCTTGAGCGAATAGACGACCTTGCGCCCATCTTCACGGCGCACGGCCCAATTCCACTTCACAACCCCGTCCTCGGCCTCCTTCACGACGGACGGCATAAACTGGCGCAGGACGCGGGGCAGAGCGAGAACATCTTCCAGCCGCACCTTTCTCCGGGCGGGCTCGCCCGACATCTCCCCGTGCTTGTAGATGACCTTGACCAGACCAAAACCCGCATCGAAGGTGGTTTCCCCGTCCTCCTTGAGCTTCCCGGTTCCCCTGTCCACAACGGCCTCTTCCAGCCTCACGTCAAACTCTTTGGCCTCCAAAGATCGGATAACGGTTTCGGGCTGGTGCGGGTCGCCACCCCCGGCCCGCTTCGCTTCGTGGTAGATATCGTACAACCGTCCGGCCTCATCCAGCGCCCGCGACTGCGGATCGCGCAGCACCGGGGCCACGTCCACGGGTTCGCCGGCCGCAAACTGCTGCAGGACGGTTTCCGTGGCCCGCGCCGTGTCCCGGCGCATGTCCACCGACGCCCCGCGCCGCACGCGGTCCCGCAGAGCCTTGCCCGCAGCGCCGAACGCCCCGCCCGTGAGCGCGCCGAACATCACGTCCATGGCCGCGTCCTGCCAACCAACGTCCTCGCCGCGCCGCGCCAGATCGGGCAACACCACGGAGTCGGCCACGGCGGTGCCGATGGCGGCCTCCGCGGCACCGCGCCCCGCCGCGCGGGCAAGGGTCATCGCCTTGGGCGCTGGCCCCAGAAACGGAATGAAATTGATCGGGTCCGGCAGGTTGCCCAGCAGTTGCGCGCCGAAGCCCAGAACGGAGCCGAGCGCGCCGGGGTCCGCGCGGTCGATGATCGACTGACGGTAGCGGCGCTTGTCGTACTCCTCGGCCATGTACTCGGCGCGCACCGGGGTCATGTCCTCGCGCCACTGGATGCCCTTGCGGTGGTACCGGCTGGCCTCCCACTGCTCCCGGCTCATGCGCGCGGCCGCGTAGCGCTCCTCCGCGTCTTCCGGGGGAATCAGCCACGAGTCCTGCGGCGAGGTCGGGTCTGCGGGCCGCTGTCCGTAGGCCTCGCGCTCCCGGTGCGCCACCTCGGTTTCGTCCAGCAGCATGCGCGTGGTGGTCTGGTCAAACCCCTGCCCCACCTTGGCCCCGAGGTATTCCCCCGTGCCGAGTTCCCGACGCCCCGGGGCCACGGCCACATCCAGCGGTTTTTCCGCAATCACGCCCGGCAGAATCAGCATCAGAACCACACTCCATCGTCTTCGGCGGCGTCGGCATCCGCCCCGGTGTTGTTCAAATCCGACAGCCGCGTGCGGAAAAATTCCCCCTGCGCGTCGACCACGGCCTGCCCGCCCGGAGCCAGCAGGATGAACCCGTCGCCGTCCGGCGCGTTGACCCACACGCCGCGCCCGGTCAGGTCGCGCACCCGCTCGTCGAACAGCGCATCACCGACGATTCCGCGCTGGTACTCGATGAACGCGCCCACGCCCCGCCGCGCCGCGCGCAGCTTGTCTTCCAGATCGTCGGGCGCTGCCTGCGACCTGGGCCAGAACACGGCGGCCAGATCGTCCTCCGCAAACGCGCCGAAGTTTTCGTCCAACAGTTTGCCTGCCGTGTTCGCATCCCCTGCCATCTGCCCCACGCGCACGAGAGTGTCCTGCAACTGCCTGACCATCTGCTGCTGGGCCACGTTCTGCGGCTGCATGCGCGCCACGCCGCGCAGCGCTTCCCACGCCTCGCTGCCGTCCAGCACGTCGAGCACATCCTTCTTGATGTCGTTCTTGGCGGTGGCGTCGCCGGGGATGTCCGCGTCCTTTGCGTCCGCCGCCTGAATGAGCAGCCGCGCGTCGCCGGTGCTTGCGGCGTCGGACGCGGCGATGGCGGCGGCGAACTGCGGCACCACGCCGCGCCCGATCTCGGACAGCACGCGCATCTTGTGCCCGCCGAACTGGTCCAGCTTCCGGATGATGCCGATCTTCCCGTCCGCGTCCGCCGCCTCGTACTCGTCGCGCAGCTTGTGCGCCTGATCCGTGGGCAGAACCCGGGGCTCGGCCACGCCCATGCGCCGCTGTATCTCCAGACTCTTGCCGATCAGGGCGTTCTCGTCGGGGCGGATGCCCGCCATCCGCAGTTCCTCGGCAGCCCGCGGCATGGCGTACCCCGCCGGGTCCGCGTCGAACTTGCGCACCTGGGTGTCAATGTGCTTGAGCACCGCATCGCGCACTGCCCGCGCCCCGGCGTACCCCTCGGCCCCGCCCTGCGGCGCAAGCTCTTCCACGGCCCGCCGCCTCTGCTCCTCGAAAGGCCGGTCCCGGTTTTCGATGATGAACGCCCGCGCGGCCCCGGCCTGCGAAAACTGCGCGGCGTACCGGTCTCCCCGCGTCTTCCACGTCCCGCCCATGGCCTGCATCTCCGCAATCATCTTCGCAGTGCCCGGCAGCGCCTTGCCCGTCTCCATGACGGACGCCACGGAATCTTCCAAAAGGCCCACGTACTCCACGGCCTTGGTGTCCTGGGCCTGCTTGAGCTTCTTTTCCCGCTCCCGCCGCAGTGCCCCGGCCTCCAGGTCGCGGGTGCGGATGGCGCTGTCCACGGCCGCGTGCAGCCCCTGCCGCGTCTTCGCGGTCATGGCCCGCCCGTACTCGCCCAGCATCTTTTTGGCCGCGTCCGGGTCCTGCTGCATCTGCTCGTAGACCACGCGCGTCATCACCTTGTCGCGCCACGCGGCGAACTGCGTTTCCCCGGCCTCGTCACCGTACTGGGCAAGGGCCGCGCCGTAGCCCTCGGCCAGGATGTCCCTGATCTTGCCCCGGTCCTGAAAATTGAACGCCGCGTCCTCGATGCGCTCGGCCTGCGCGTGGTTGTACGAGTCGAGCCGGTACTGTTCCTGCTCGCGCATCTCGTAGGCCCCCACGCGCGTCAGCGACGCCTCGCGCCTGCGCGTGAGCCGGGCCATGGCCGCGCGCTGTGCGTCCGGGTCCTTGAACCGCGCCTCGATTTCCCGCTGCCGCTGCGCGTACCACTCTTCCGTGCGCTGCGTGGCGCCGAAGGCCTCCTTGCCGCGCTTCCCGTACTCCGTGGTCAGCGCCGTGCGTTCCTGCGGGGCCATGCCGGTGAAATAATCCTCGACCTCGATGGCGTTGCGCTCCTCTCGCGCCCGTTCCTGCGCCTGTTCGTAGGCCTGCGCGCCCACCACCAGCGCCTGCCCGGCGCGCTGCATGGCGCGTCCGTCCGCGCCCGCCGCGTGTACGTCCCGCAACGCCGCCGTGCCCTGCAACGAGTTCATCGCCGCCCGGTTGGAAATCCCGCGAGGCTTGTATCCGAACGTCGGCATGCGCCCTCCTCTACTTGAGCAGCATCGCACCCATGGACAGGGTGCTGGACGCGGCGTTGAGCCAGGAATTGTCCGAGGTGGTGCGCCCCTGCCGGGAATACACGTTGGCCTGATTCCGGTACCCCTGCGCGGTGCGCGAGCCGCTGCGCAGGGCCGACGCCTCCGCGTCCTCGTAGGATTCGAGCAGCGCGTCCATGTCCTTGGCGTCCATGTAGGCCGCCCCCTCCATGACCTGTAGCGGCGACCCGGACATGGTGACGCCGGACGCACCGGCGGCGGCCATGCGCGAGGCCCTGTCCCGCGCCTGCTGCTGGGTCAGGTTTTCGGCCTCGCGCGCCTTCTCCTTGCGGATTTGCAGGGCGTTGTCCTCTGCGGCGGACTGCGCGGAGATGGCGTCCGCGTTCAGCGCGTCCGCGTTGGCGTAGGCGGCCTCTGCCTGCGCATTGCCCGACGCCATCCCGCCCGCAAGCGTGCTGGTCAGGCCGATGTCGGTCAGCAGCGTGCCCACCGTCGCCTCGTAGGACAGCGTGTAGCCGAACATTTCCGGCAGCGTAATCGTGAAGAGTTCCATTCCGCTCATCAGCAAATCCTCGCAAAGACCAACAGTGTTGCGCCGCACTCCAACCGGTGCCGCATGATCTCGCCGCCCACGGTCACGGGATGAAACCCGAGCCGGGCCAACCACCGCTGGCTGGTGGGCCAGTCCTCCCGAACTTGCGTGAAAATGCGTTGCAAGGGCTGCGTGGCGATGGTGTCCGCGATCTTGTCCCGGAAGGTCCGGTGAAAGGTCTTCATGAAACGCGGTACCAGCGGGCTCGTGAACGCCCACCCCTCGCCGGTGCCGTTGCCGATGAAACGGATGCCGCCGCAGGCCACCACCTCGCCGTCGGCAAGCCCGGTCCAGCCCACGCCCTGCCTGCGGTACCCCGTGCACAGGTCCAGCAGTTCGCGCCGCCCAAAGCCCACGGCCTCCGGCTCGAACTCGCGCTGCGTGACCCGCAGCCCGTGTTCCGGCTCGAACGGGACAATCCGCACCCCGTTGCGCACTCGGCTACTCATATGTCACCATCTCCACCACGATCATGAGCACGGTCATGGGCAGGGGCTGGTCCTGCTTGACGACCACGCACCCGTCCCGGCCCCAGCCCGTGGGCACCTTCACGCGCTTGTCGTCGCTGAACAGCGGCGGCGCGCTGCCCATGGGCGTGGCCGAGGATCGCGTGTAGACCGTTTCCAGCCGATCCACCGCAGTCCCGATCCTGCCGCCCAGCGTCTTGTAGAACCGCACCGCCACGTGCGAAATGCTCTTCCGTTTGGTCTGCACCGTGCCGCGCTCGCTGCCGCCCTCGATGCGCATGGGAATGATCCACGCATCACTGTGCAGCCCCACGTGCACCACGGACGCCGCGCGCGTGAGCGTGACGGACCCGTCCCCGGCCACCACGCAATCCGGGTGCGTGGCCCCGTCCGCCAGCACCTGCACCGTCTCGCCGACAAGGTGGTCCAGCCCCGCGACCGTGGTTGTGGGCTCGCCCCGGTAGCTCAACCCGGCATCCAGAAAAAATGCCTCCGTGGAGTCGTCGCTGTCGAACGGCGCTTCGATGAATTCGATGTTCCGCCGCACGGCCCCGTTGACGGTCCGCCGCACGCACAGCCACACCTCGTCCCGCTGCGCGGCCGCGTTGTACACGGCGGCCACGGACTCGACCGCGCCGCGCGTGACGATGCGCGACCAGGCCAGCACCTCCTGATCGCGCCGGTAGGTGAAGGCCAGCAGCACGCCGTCGTCGCGCACGCAGTACACGATGGAGTCCGGTTCCTGCGCGTAGGCGCACTGCCCGATGCCCGCGCCGGTGATGTGCTCGGCAAGGATGGTCAGATCCACGGAGGCGAAGGAATCCGACTCCCAGTTGTAGGCCATTTCCCGCAGCTTGCGCCGCGCCCGCTGCACGTACAGCGCCCCGCCGCCCACCTGCACGGGCATGAACCCCGACGCCCCGTAGTTGGACTCCTGGTTGGCGTTCACCCCGCTGGGCGTGATCGGGTACCCGGAGGACGCGCCGCCCACGGTCCACTCGCCGCCCGTGGTGCCTACGAACAGCTTCTTGCGCGGCACCAGAAATTCGATGGCGTTGGCATGCGACGCGGCGATGCTGATCTCGATGGCGTCGTCGTCCAGCGGGTCGCCGTCCTCCTCCGGGTTCGTGTTCATGGTGAAGTCGTAAAAATCCGCGCTGCGCGAGAACCACAGCGTGTTCGGCTGGTTCGGGCACCCGGCCAGCACCAGCCGCGATTCGAAGAAACACACGCACGACGGCCAGTTGTCCGCAGCCCACTGCGACGGCTGCGCGGTGAAGGCGATGGGGGCCAGCGTCCACTCCGCGTGTCCGGTGCGCGTCAGCTTGTGCGGCGCGTGCAGCGGATGCACGAGGATCAGCGTGTCGTTGGACTGCACCCACGCGAGGTCGTCGAAATCGTCCGCGCCGTACGGGCTTTCGATCTCGTACATCGCGCCCTCGTCCAGAATCTGCCCCTGGTCCTTGAAAAAGCGCATGAACCCCGAGCCGTCGTCCTTTTCGCCCACCTCGATGACGTAGGTCTGCTCGGTGTTGAACTCGAAATCGATCAGCAGCGACCGCGCACCGTCGGACAGCGCCCCGGCCACAAAGCGCATACCGCTGCGTCTGGACGCCCCGCCGTGCGGATGCACGATGAAATTTTCCAGCCGCTCACAGCCGTTGAAATACTTGGACAGGTCCACGCGCCCGGCAAGGCGCGGGCTGATCTCGCCCGCCGTGAAATTCGTGATCGCCGGTGTGGCCCTGCTCATCGGTCGAGGCTCCTTCCGCCCAGCTTGGCGTACAGCCAGCTTTGCGCCGTCACGGTTTCCGTCTGCCCCTCGCGCGCATCCACGCCCCGCGCCCCGGCCAGCGCGTTGACGTACAGGGTCCACTTGGCCTGCGCCAGCGTGGTGGACGTGGTGATGGGGTACGCCAGCGCGGCGGACATCCTCGCGGCCAGTGCGGCATCCAGCAGCGGGTCGTACATGGTCGGGTCCGGCTCGCGGCGCACGTAGGCGATGAAGATGGGAGCAACCGCGTCGGTCAGCAGCGTGCGGCCCTGCACCTCCCACTCCGTGACCACGCTTTCGTCGCCGGCCGCCACCGCGACCACGCGCAGAAAATCGGCGGGCAGGGTGTAGGCCACGTCCCACTTCCACAGCGGTGCGGCTGCGGACGCCGCCAACCGCGCCTGCGTCATGCAGCAGTTCCACGGATGTTCGCGCAGCACGGCGTCGCGCACGCCGGGCCAGACCTGGTTGCACAGCCGCGCGGGCTCGCTGTCGTCGGTCAGGGACGTGATCGTGGCTTCGCCCAGATCGATGAGCGCGTTGTTGCAGATTTCGATGACGGATGTCGCCATGGGATGCTCCCGCAAGGGGGCGCGAGCCTCGCCCGCGCCCCGTGTTGGTTTAGGTTCCGTTCACCACCGCGGCGGTGCCGTTGGTGTTGGTCACCACGAGCAGGTCCACGGCGGCTGCGCCGTTCGCGCCGGTGGTGGCGATGATCACGTCCCCGGTGTCGAGGTTGTAGCCGGTCACCGCGTCGTTGAAGTAGCCGCTCGCCACGATCGCGGTCAGCGTGTCCGTGGTGCGGTAGCGGTACAGCGCCTGTCCGGGCGCGCCCTCCACGCGGGTCAGACTGTTCTTGTCGTAGGCCACTGGTTTACGCTCCTTGGGTTAAAGGGTTGCGCGCCTAGCCGATGGCCGCGTCGTCGTCGCAGGCGATCTCCACGCAGCCGTTCGCATCGATGAGCACAGCGCCGGCGCTGATGCAGTGGTCGATGAGGTGGGCGGCCTTTTCCGGCACCCAGTCGATGTGGCACTTGAGGTCCTGGCCCTCGGCCAGGCCCAGGGCGTTCTTGTGGTAG